CTACAACAGGAAACCTTCCAACTGTTACAGCTAACTGGGATATAATGTCCCAAGCAGGTACTAATGGAACTAACGGAACAGATTTAACATCAACACTAACAACACAAGGCGATATAGTTTATAGAGATGGCTCTGGTCTAGCAAGATTAGGATATGGAACAGCAGGACAAGTTTTACAAACTGGTGGCTCTGGTGCTAACCCATCTTGGGGAACAGTATCATCTGATTTAGTAAAACTTACTCATGTTGATAGTACATCAACAGTATCGTCACATACTTTTCAAAATATTTTAAATGACAGTTTATACTCTGGTTATATCGCTAAAATGCAAGTTGATTTAGACCATGGAGATTATTTAAGAATGAGATGGCTAAATGGTTCAACAGAATTAAGTGGTTCAACTGATTACAGACGAGTTGGTGTAAATCCATATAGACGAGCAGATAATTCAGAAAATAATGCGGGTGGTTATAATGATACTAATGGGTGTGATGATATTGCTATTCACAACTGGACGCATAGTGATGCCTCTTATATGATGAGTTTTACTGAATTTAAGTTTTTCGGTCTTTATCAAAACACTAATTATTATAAAGCTGTTCATACTAATAGTATTCAAAGAGATAATTCTGGAAGTAATGGAGATTATTTTGCAAATCCAAATGCTTTTCATTATTACATACAACCTACAAATATAGATGGTTTTAAAATTTCAACTACGCAAGGTGGTAATTTTGTTAGAATGTACTTTACTTTGTGGGGATTAAAAAAATAGGAGAATAATATGACAAAAAAAGAAATACACTATGCAGACGGAACTTCAGAAGTAGTTGATTATACTGCTGAAGAAGAAAATCAATTAGCAAAAGATAGAGCTAAAGTTGAAGAAGAAAAAACAGCTAGTGCAAATGAAAGAAATGAATTAGCTAGTCTTAAAGCTAGTGCTAAAGCAAAGTTAATTGCAGGTGAAGCATTAACTGAAGATGAAGCTAATACAATCGTATTGTAATAATTATAAACAAGTAGGAGAAAAACTAAAATGACAAAAGCTAGAGATATAGCTGACTTTAAATTTGAAGATATAGTAGATACTGGTACAGAAGGTACTAAAGTAGCTTCAGGTACTACAGCACAACGAGGTTCTACTACAGGTCAATGGAGATTTAATTCTACACTTGGAGCATTTGAAGGAAGAAATGCTAGTGAGTTTAAAATATTTGATACAGCTCCAACTGTAACTGGTTTTTCTGCATCTAATTTTGAGAGTTCTGCTTTGCCTCAAAATATTACTTTGACTGGCACAAACTTTTCTGTTGGTGCAACAGTTCATTTTGTTGATACTAATGGTACTGCGATTGCTTCTCCAACTGTAACTAGAAATTCGGCAACACAAATAGTGGCTCAAATTCCTAATACAGTTACAAGTGCAAACGAACCTCATAAAGTTAGAGTAACAAATCTTTCTGGTTTAACAACAACATCAACTCTTGAATTTAATATTGATGCTTCTCCTGTATTTGGTCAAAATGCAGGTTCATTAGGAAGTGTTAGTGATTTAGCTTCTGGTACTCATTTTACTTTAACAGCAACAGATGATGAAGGAGATGCTGTAACATTTTCTGAAACTACAAGTAATCTTACAAACGCAGGATTAACTTTAAATTCAAATGGAACAATTACTGGTGCAGTCACAGATGTATCGTCAGACACGACTACATCTTTTACAGCACGAGCAAGTGATGGAACAAATACAACAGACAGAGATTTTAGTATTATAACAACACTTGGAAGAAATGGCTCATCATCAGCAAGGTCTGCTCTTGGTGGAGCTGAAATTTTAGATATTGCTCCAAGTTCATCAGATGGAAATTATTATATTGACCCTTATTTTTCTGGTGGTCAAACAGATGTATTCGGAAACGCATCAAATGGTAGTCATTCAAATCCACAACAAAAAGCAGTTGATATGTCTGGTGGTGGTTGGGTCACTTGTAGTACAGATAATGCTACATCTGGTCTTACTGGAAATGGAACTTTACCAAGTTTAAGTGGAAGCTCATATTATGTTCCTTCAGTTGGTGGTAATGCAAACAGTTATACTGGTTATATATTAAATGGAAAAGTATTAGGTAAGCAAAATTTTCCTGTTGGTTATAATGATTGGGATGTTCAATTTCAGTTATCTTCTACTTGGGGATTTGCAACTTTTTATTTAGTTTCAACTTCTATATTTCATAGAGCAAACTCATCTCCTAATACTGCTTTTGGTTTTGGTGCTTCTGCAAGTACATCTGTTGGTGTTACAGAAGCAGACGAAAATTATTTTGTAATTTATCAAAACTCTGGAAATAATATGTCTAACTTTGATTATCATTATTGGAATGGAAGTGCTGATACAACTGTTCAAGATGCAAATAATAGTTTTGGTCATGGTGCTACATTTAGAGTTTTAAAAGAAGCTAGTTCATTAAAAGTTTATACTGGTGGCTCACTTCATCAAACACTAGATTTATCTAGTTATTCTAATTGGAATGTTAATAGAAAATTTATGATAATGTTTTCACTTCAAGGTTCTCCTAGTAATTATAATGCTACTGAAATTAATTTTGGTAATGGTCATATTAAAGTTAAAAATAATTAATGGCTAGAAAAAAGATAACACCAAAAGAGTTTAGCGAAGTCGCTACTGGTGTTAGACTTTCATCACATGAGAAACTTTGTGCTGAACGAATGAAGGTATTAAATGAAAATATAAACGAATTAAGAAAAGAAGTTAAGAGTTTAAGAAATGATGTATCAACAGGTAAGGGTATGGTTAAAGTATTAGTCTTTTTAGGTACAATTATCGCAACAATTATTGGTATATTTCAATTTAAGTAAAATGATTGATAAATTTCTTTATAGTTTTTTTGGTTTTTTTGATAAAATTATAGAAAATATAGAAAACTTAGTTATATCAAAAAAGAAAAAGAGGAAAAAGTAATGTTTAAAATAACAGCAATACTCTGCGTATTAGCAGTAAATGGACAAAACTTATGTTTAGAAGGTGACTTACCTTTAACAAAACAATTAACAAGTGAAGAACAGTGTGTAAATACTGTGTCTTCTATTGGTATGTCAGTCCATGAAGAATTTATGAGAAGACAAATAGTAATATCAATGCAATGTGAAAAAATAGGAGAAGCAGTATGATGATATATGGTGAAACGCTTACACAATGGAAAAACCATGTTGTAACAAAGATTAAAGACAACAAAAAAGTAGTTATAGCTTTTGTTGCTTGGTCAATATTTCTATATTGGTTATAAAAATGTTACCTTATAGATTATTATTTAACTTAGGCTCTAAAGCTGTTGGCACTTTTGTGCAAAGAAGAAAAGAAAAAAGCCAACGTAAACACGATATTGCTATTAGAGAAATGGCAACAGGCAATGAAAGAGCTAAAAGAAATGGCTCATTAATACTAGATTTAGTATTAGGTGCATTTATATTAGCACCTTTAGGTATACTTGCCTACGCCGCATTTTATGGTGATATGGCAATGTTACAAAAAGTAGAGTTTTATTTTGAGAAATTAAAAGAAATACCAGAAGTATATTTATATTTAATATTTATAGTAGTAGGTGGAAATTATGGTATATCTGTAACTAATTTACTAACTAACAAAAAATTTAAGTAATGAAAGTATCAGAAAAAACAAATGTAACTATGCCAATTAAAAACATGATTGGTATTGTAGCAATAATAATTTCTGGCGTAATTGGTTACACAGAAGTTACTGCTAGACTTACATCATTAGAAACATCAAGAGAATTGTTCCAAGCTGATTTACTTAAAAAAAGTGAACAGTTACCTACTGACCAAGAACAATTTATGTTGCTTGAAGATTTATATAAAACTGTAGAAAAAATTGAAAAAAGAATAGAAGACATGATGCACAATAAAGTTAATATACAGTTTTTAACAAAGCAAATGGAAAAAGCATTAGAAGATATTGAAAATTTAAAAGATAAAGTAAGAGCAAATGGGAATGGAGCACATTAATGATAGAGCTAGTAGTAGGATTATTAATGATAGTTAATGGTGAAATTAAAGAACACAGAATACAAGATTCTATGTCTCAATGTCTTAAAGGTAAAAGAATTGCAATGCGTACTAATACAAGTAAAAATATTGAGTACCAGTGCATAAAGTCAATGGCAGAAACAGAAATTTATATGGGACAAAAAAGTATTAAAAAATTAATATTGGAGTAATATGGATAATAGTCTTAATGACTTAGTACAACCAAGTAAAGACGACATTATAGAAAACTTAAAAAAAGAAAATAAAGAATTAAAAAAAGACAAAGAAAAGCTAGAACGAGAAGTTAAAAACGAACAAGAGTCTAGGCTTATGGAATATCACACCCCTTAATTATGGCTAGAATAAACTTTAATCTTGTAGAATTACGAGAGAAACCTAAGAAGAGAAAAGGAAGACATGCAAAAAGACCAAACAAATCATTCAGTAGAAAAAAATACAGAGGACAAGGTCGTTAATATAGATGATATTGTAAAGGAATTACCAGAATTATTAGTTAAACACGCATATTCAAAATTAAAATCAGGAGAAGAGCTAACCGCTTCAGAAATGAAAGTATGTTTAGAGGTCTGTAAAACTTATAGTACAGATAATCTTAATAAGAAACCTGATAACATTTTAGATAGCGTACCGTTTGATACAGATGGATAAACGAATTACAAACTTTAAAAATTTTTTGTATTTATGTTGGAAACACTTAAATTTACCAGAACCAACACCAATACAGTACGATATAGCTGATTATCTACAGTCAAGTGACAAAAGATTAGTTATAGAAGCATTTAGAGGAGTAGGTAAATCATGGATTACTTCAGCGTTTGTCTGCCATCAATTACTTCTAAATCCTCAACGTAACATATTAGTTGTATCTGCATCTAAAAGTAGGGCTGATGACTTCAGTACATTTACACAGCGTTTAATCGCTGAGATGCCAATATTAAAACACCTAGTACCTAAAGACAACCAAAGACATTCTAAGGTTAGTTTTGACGTAGCACCTGCTCGTGCATCACATGCACCTAGTGTAAAGTCTATGGGTATTACAGGTCAACTTACAGGTTCACGTGCAGACTTAATTATTGCAGATGACGTAGAGTCAGCTAATAACTCACAAACGCAACTTATGCGTGATAGACTTAGTGAGACAGTAAAAGAGTTTGACGCTATTATAAAACCAGAAGTAGGACGTATTATATTTCTAGGCACACCACAGACAGAGATGTCTTTGTATAATAGCTTAGAAGAACGTGGGTTTAAAACAAAGATATGGACAGCATTGTACCCTAATAAAGTACAAAAAATAGGCTATGGTCACAAACTAGCACCTATTATAGCTGACATTAATGACAAAGAAGGTAAACCTACAGATTCTAAAAGATTTGATGAGGTAGACCTATTAGAAAGACTTAGTTCTTATGGACGTAGTGGATTTAACCTACAGTTTATGTTAGATACTACTATGTCTGACGCTAATAGATACCCTCTAAAACTAAATGATTTAATTGTAGCTTCAGGTTGTTCTACATGGAAAGAAGCTCCTGCTAAAATACAGTGGGCTAGTTCTCCTGAACAAATGAAAGCTATAGACCCTGAGTTACCCAATGTGGGACTCAAAGGTGACTATTATGTAGCACCATTGTTTATGTCTAAAGAATACACGCCGTTTGAAGGCACTATAATGTCTATTGACCCTAGTGGTCGTGGAGAAGACAAAACAGCGTATGCGGTGCTTAAAATGCTTCATGGAGTGCTTTATTTGACCTCTGTAGGTTCTTTAGAAGGTGGCTACTCAGATGATACTATGTATAGATTATCTAATATAGCTAAGAAGAATGATGTAAACTATGTGGTTATAGAGTCTAACTTTGGTGATGGTATGGCTACAGCTTTACTAAAACCTATAATGGCTAAGATACACCCATGTGAAGTAGAAGAAGTAAGACATAATATACAAAAAGAAAAACGTATCATAGATACTTTAGAACCTATTATGAATGGACACAGACTTGTAATAGATGATTTATTAATTAAAGAAGATTTCAAACTAGAACCTAATCATCAGTTGTTTAGACAAATGACTAGGATAACTAGAGATAAAGGTGCTTTAAGACATGATGACCAAATTGATGCAGTGGCTATTGCCGCTAATGCTTGGGTTGAGCGTATGGACAGAGACCAAATCCTATCATATAATGAACATAAAGAAGAATTATTGGATAGAGAATTGGATAAGTTTATGGAAAGCACCGTTGGAAGAACAACACATAAGGACAGTTGGATATAATATGGATATACAAAATAAGATTGATTGGAAATTTATAGGAGAATTAGAAGGAGACAGCATTTATGGTTCAGTTCCTACAGAAAACTCTGGGGTGACTATAGGTATGGGTTTTGATTTAAAAGAAAAAGATACAAATTTTCTTAGTGTTAAAATGGGTTTGTCTGATTCTTTAGTAGAAAAATTAACTCCATATATAGGCATGTCAGGTACTAATGCAAAAAAGTTTTTAGAAGATAATCCTTTAATATTAACAGACCAAGAAAGAATGTTAATAAATGAAAGAAGTAAAGCTAAATACACAGCAGACATTATAAACCAGTATGAGACTAAAACAGGTAGAGTATTTTCTGAATTAAGTGGTAAACAACAGACAGTTGTAGCTTCTATAGGTTATCAATATGGTAATTTTGATAGAACACCTACATTTTTAAAACATCTTACTAATAATGATTGGAATGGTGTAACTAACGAGTTATTAAATTTTAAAGATGACTTTACTACAAGAAGACACACTGAAGAGCATTACCTAAATAATTAATAAAAAAATTTGAAGGGGTATATCGTAGTAGCGAGGCTAGATTTTCCCCATAGGGTTGCATTTTGCCACAGCCACAGGCAAAAAAAAGCAGTAAAACAGCCACAAAAAACGGACATTATATCCGTTATATAGTGCACATTGCGGCGGCTGTAGGTTTTTTATATTTTCGCTTGTCTTTGTGCTTGTCTGTTTTTTTGGTTTGGTGGTTCAGGTAGTAAAGTTCCCATATAAGATAGAGCAAGGGTTCACAGGTATATAGTACAGGTAGCCTACTCACTACTAACACCTAACAAGATAAGAAGAGGACATGAACAAGTTTAAGTTGTGGACAATAGTTGTATTGGTTGGCTATTGGTTCACTCTAATTACAATGACATCAATTAATTATTTATGATTTAATTTATAATATTAAGTAAGTATAACAATTCTAATTAAGGCAATTCTGCCATAATCTCAATAACTCACAATCCACAATTTACACGCTATAAGCTATGCAATACGTGCATATCTGTTATGCAAACATAGCATAAGACAATAAATCCGTTTCAGTGTATAACTTATTTATATTGATTATTTGCTAGTTTTAACTCTACATAAAATAAACTAAGTGCCTGACAGGGTGCGGCGGTGCAGGGCTCTCGGTAGACTTGCAGTCTGGGAACGGACTTTCAATAACTGCTTTATCTGGGCGAGTTTGTCTCTAAGCTGTCAGGAAAGCCCACTCAAGCCAAAGGCGGACTCCTAGCGGAGTAGTAGGTTGGCTTCTTATGTTTGTCTCATAATATCTATTATGACTGATGAGCTGTCAGCAACAGCGAAACAAACAAACGGAGTCTTTATAATATGAAGATACCAAAAAAAGTCGCTAAAATGCAAAATGCTGAGAGCTTGGCTAAGTTCCAAGACACTCAAGCAAAAAATGAGCATTTTGCGGCTTACAATAAAGAGACTGACAAAGCCAAAAAAGTTAAGATGTTGGCTGAAGCAGTTAAGGAAGGTTGGATATAGTGTATCAATCCAAGCGTTATTGGGACAGCATTAAACTTATTAAAGTTGATGACTTGCCGCCGCTTGAAATTGTACCACTAGCAGACCAAAACAAACAAGCCAAAGAATTAGAGAAGGAAACAAAACTAATTTTATGGCGTTTAAAATACCAATCTTAAATAGACATGACTGGGCGGCTTGACTTTGAGTCGCCCTTCATTATACTAAAATAAACAAACAAACAACGGAGCAAACAACATGAAAACAAGACCTATCTATAGTGAGAGAAGCGGCAGACCTGTTGCAAATCAAAATATTATTTATGATGATTTCGGCAATTCGTTTTTTCAATCTTATAATACAATAATTGCCAAGTTATCAAATGCAGGTCAAACTATACTTGATAAGGATTACTGGGATTATTCAGTCACAACAGGCAAGTACAGAAATAAATTTCTGGGCGAGTGTATTGCTGAGACTAGAAAAAAGATAAAACAAGGTCTATACAAGTTGGCAGACCTTAACGGCTCAAATAATGTAGTTGAAGAGGATTTGAAAGCTACATATTTTGACAAATGGAAACAAGAAGAGGCGGACAAAGAGGCGGCGTTCAGGAATGAGCGATACGCTGAGAGACTAAGAGTCAACGGTTATAGAGACTAATATGTTTAAAAAAATCAATTTATTTTATAGGCGTTTAATGTTTAAATATTCAAAACAAGACATGAACGCTATTTTAAAATATGACCCTTTGGACATATTAAATTAACAACAACAAGAGGAGCAAAAACTATGTCATGGCTAATATATAAAGGCAAAGTTATTGGGACGTATACGTTTATATATGCCCAAAAAGTTTGGAGTTTACTCCCATTCTAAACATAGAGCGAAACAGGGCGGAGCTTTCCGCCTTGTCTGTAGGTCATGCCTACACTGATGAGCTCAGAAGGAGTATATAGTCTGCGTCCAACGTGAGACGACAGGGTCAAGCCTTTGGGTCACGCTTTGCGTTTTAATCAGCTTGTAATTACAATTAATAGAGCTAATGACTCTATCGGAGACAGGCGGCGGCTTATGACGTTTTAAACGCAGAAGAGATTAAGTTTTCGCCTACTCCACTAATGAGCTGAGCTTAGCTTCTGAGTTTTACTCTGTAGCGTGATTAGAAAACTCTTGTAGTATTTCCTGTAGCGTGGAGCTGAGCTTAGCTATTAACAAACTAACAAACGGAGCGTTATGCGATACACATATAAAATAAATGGTAACACTAGCGTTAATGCTATGAGTTACAAAAAACTATTAAAAATGTTGCCTTCAAAATATCCTGAAGGTACTATTGTTAATATTGAGTATAAGAACAAAAAAGACAATTTGATTAACAAAGATGTAAAGGTGGGTTCTAATGATTGAGATATTTTTAGATGCACCTATGGAGCTTCAAGTAATTTTATTAGTTGGAGTATTTTTTATATTAAAAGAGTTGTTTACACAGAAGGACTAACATGAAAACAATAAAAGAAATAAAAGACTCTCTATCTTGGGAAACTTCTCAGGATAGTAGAGCTGAGCTTTGCTTAGATTTTTTAGGAGCTGAGCTTAAACCAAGAGATATACACGAAGAGGACTTAGAAAACTTAACGTCACATCTGAAAAAACGTAATATCAAAGGTTCAACAATCAATAGGTATCTTGCAAGTGTAAGTAAGATATTGAAGTATGCTTATCAAAGACCTAACGTCTACAACATGACAAGAGTTCCGCACATAGTGTGGCAGGAAGAGTCAAAAGCTAGACTTAGATTTATGACACCAGATGAAGAGCAGACTATGATTAGACTATTGGGCAAGAGTCCATACTTGAGTCTATTTTTATTTTTGTTAGATACTGGCGTTAGACTTGGTGAAGCGTTGTCATTTAAAAAAGAGGCAGTACAAAAATTAGATGGTAAACATTTTATTATTTTGTATGCAGATGAAACTAAAAATGGCACAACAAGGAGCGTACCTTTGACTAAGCGTTGTGTAGCTATAGTAAATAAAGTAGGTGATTTTAGTCACTTAGATTATTCTATGACAGAGCGTGTATGGCAAAAATTACGTAAACAGATGGGCTTAGCTAATGATAAACAATTTGTTATACATTGCTTACGTCATACGTGTGCTTCAAGACTAGCTCAATCAGGTAAAGTAGAGTTACACTTTATTAAGGAATGGTTGGGTCATAAGTCTTACAACATGACACTTAGGTATGCCCATTTAATGCCTAAAAATCTACTAAAAGCTGTCAACATACTAGAAGGGTACGAGTAAAGTACCCATAGTAGATAGCACAAATTAACACATAAACTTATAGGAGTTAATATTGACCAAGATACTAGAAATAATGCCTACATTCCCAGACCAACAAGTCAATGAAAAGGACATGGCTGAGAGAGGTAAGAATAGAACCAACAAAAGACTCAATAGTCATATTGAGCGAGAAGAAGAGAGTGTTACCAGTTACGGTAAAGTAATGGTAGCTAATACAATCAGACCTTTAGCAATGCACATAGGTGACTGGATAAAACGTACATCTGAACGGACTATCTGTAAACCGCCTATTGCTTTCACTAAACTATGTGAAGTTGAACCTGAGATATTAGCTTTAATTACAGGTAAACACATAATCAATACAATCACACAATATAAACCATTGACTGCTACATGTATTAGTCTTGGTGGTAAAGTAGAGACTGAAATTGCATTAAAGAATTTTAGATACTTGAACCCAGAATTATACGATACGGTCAAGCAAGACTTAGACAAAAGGTCTTGGAATTACACTTACAAGCGTAGAAAACTAAGAGAGAGTTCTAAACGAGATAACATTATGTCTTGGGAAGAATGGACTACGCCAACTAAACTACACGTAGGACTCAGACTTGTTGAGTTAATGATAGAGTCTACTGGTATGATAGAGATAGGTGTAGAAACTATTAAACATAAAAAAGCTAAGATTATAAAACAGACTCAAAAGACTAGAGACTGGATTAAGAATAGAAATGCTTTTAATGAGTTATTAAATCCTGAGTACATGATGACAGTCATGCCGCCTAAAATGTGGGACTCAGTTCATGGTGGTGGTTACTGGACAAAAGAGTTACCAGAATTAGATTTAGTAAAACAAAAAAACAAAATGTTTGCACGTGAGTTAGCAAACTTTGACATGCCTAAAGTATACAGGGCGGTAAATGCAATGCAATCAACCGCATATAAAATAAACAAATACATATTAGGCGTTATGGCAGAGGCTTGGGATAGAGGACTTGCTATCGGTGGTATGCCACCAATTAAAAATCTTGAAGTTCCAAACAAGCCTCTTGACATAAAAGATAACAAAGACTCAAGACGCAAATGGAAGAAGGAAGCAGTCATAGTGCATACAGAAAATGCACGTATGTTTTCTAAAAGAATGTTGTATGCAAAAATATTATGGCTTGGTGACAAATTTAAAAATTATGCTACAGTTTACTTTCCGTTGCAATTTGATTTTAGAGGAAGAGCATATTGCGTACCTGCATTTTTAAATTATCAATCTATTAATGGAGCAAAGGCTTTATTGTCTTTTGCTACAGGTAAAGCAATTACAAAAGAAAACAGAGGTGACTTTTGGTTAGCTGTGCATGGTGCAAATATGTATGGCAATGATAAAATATCATTAACTGATAGAGTCAAATGGGTTGAAGACAATGAAAACTGGATATTAAAATGTGTTGATGACCCATTTACAAATAGACAGTGGGAAGACGCAAGTAATGCTTTTCAATTTTTAGCATGGGCTGAAGAGTGGAAAAGATTTAAAGCTGAAGGTTATGGCTTTGTGTCTAACATTGTAGTTAATGTTGATGGTTCTTGTAATGGTTTACAAATTTACTCTTTGATGTTGAGAGACAAAAAAGCAGGTGAGTTAGTAAACTTGTTACCAAGTGATAAGCCAAGAGACATTTATCAATTAGTTGCAAACTCAGTTATTGAAACACTGAAACAACATGCGGCAGAAGGCAGACCGTATGCACAACAATGGCTTGACTATGGAGTTAAGCGTTCAACTACTAAAAGAAGTATTATGACTATCTGTTATGGAAGTACCAGATATTCTTGTACGGACTTTGTAGTTGAAGATATAACTAAACGTAAAGACAAAGGAGAGATGCACCCTTTTGTTGATGACATGTTTAAACCTTCATCATACTTAGCTAGTATAATCTGGGATAGTATTGGTGATAATTTAAAATCAGCAAGAGTTGGTATGAAGTTTTTACAAGATATAGCACGTATTGTATCTAAGTTACAGTTGCCTATACATTGGGTTACACCAGTTGGTTTTCCAGTGTATCAATCTTACCCTGAGATGAAGTCTAAAAGAGTTAAGGCTATGTTAATGGGTGAAGTTATAAAACCACGTATCAATGTAGAAGATGACAAAACTGATAGACTCAGAATGTCTAATGGAGTTGCACCTAATCTGGTTCACTCTGTAGACTCTGCGGCTATGATAGAAACTGTCAATGTTGCATTAGATAATGGTATAATTAACTTTTGTAATGTGCATGACTCCTTCGGTACTACTGCGGCAGACGTAGAAGTATTAAATAAAAGCCTAAGAGAAGCCTTTATTACAATGTTTACTGAAAATGATATATTAGAGAATTTCAGAGATGATGTATTAAGACAACTTCCTGAAGATGCTGAAGGCAATAAGCCTAAGTTACCTGATGTTCCGCAAAAAGGTGATTTAGATATTAATGAATTGCGGAAAAGTGAGTTCTTCTTTGCATAAGCAAAGTAAAGTACCCATAGTAGACAATAAAAAAGGAGACTTAACAATATGTCTAAAAACAACAATGTAAGGATTGTTACGCCAATCGGTATTTCACAATACGCATGGCTTACAACTCCTGATACACAATTTGATGCAGATGGTCATTATAAGACTAATCTTATTGTGAGTGCAAAAGAGTCTCAGTCAGTTGTCAAAGCGATTGATGATGAGATGAAGAAAAGTATTACTCTTGCTAAAGAGAAGACTAAAGGTAAAGAACCTAAAATGGCTAATCTTCCGTTTGAAGAAGAAATCATTGAAGGCAAACCTACTGGAAATCTTATCTTCAAGTTTAAGACAAAAGCTAAAATCATAACAAGAGATGGTAAAGTTATTCCAAATAAAGTTGCTATCTTTGATAGTTCTGGGAAACCTATGGTTGATGCTAACGTCTGGTCAGGTAGTGAAATGAAAGTATCAGCAGAATTGATACCTTATTTTACAGCTATGGCAGGTGCAGGAGTAAGTCTAAGGTTAAGAGCAGTGCAGATAACTAAACTTGTAGAGGGTGGAGCAGGTAACTCAAAAGGTTACGGCTTTGACGAAGTTAAAGATGGTTATGTTGCACCAGAAGATAAGACATTTGAAAATGAAGTGGCAAACTCGCAAACTGACTTCTAATCAAGTAGGTCTTAAATATGGTTTTAGGTCAGGCTTGGAGATAGCAATATCAGAAGAGCTTGACTTAAATAAAGTTAAATATGAATTTGAATCAATAAAATTAAAGTATACCGTACCAGAAAAAGTACACACGTATACACCTGACTTTTATTTAAAAGATAAAGATTTCTTTATAGAAACAAAAGGGTTGTTTACTTCATCAGATAGAAAAAAGATGAGGTTTATAAAAGAACAACACCCTAAATTAGATATTAGATTTATTTTTAGTAATAGCAGACAAAGAATTAGTAAAAAAAGTAAAACAACTTATGGAATGTGGTGTGAAAAATATGGTTTTAAATATGCAGACAAACATATTCCTATTGAATGGTTATGATGGAAGATAAAGATATAAAAGAATATCATAATCTAGTTAATAAATTAGAAACAATGAACAACAAAAGAAAAGAAACAAAGTATATAGTTATTCATAGCAGTGAGTCTTCTCCTAAAGAAGATTTTGATGTTAAAGATATTGATACTCAACACCGTAAAGATGGTTTGTTTTCTTGTGCGTTCCATAAAATAATAAAAAGAGATGGGACTATACAAGATGGTAGAGATATACAAATAGCAGGAGCTCATATTGCAGATGGTTCTTTAAAGTTGTCTAATAAAAATTCTATAGGTGTCTGCCTTGTTGGCGGAAAATCTATTGATGGTCAGCCTGATTGTAACTTCACGTTCAAACAGTATACCGCTTTGGTAACCCTTATTAAAAAGTTGAAACAGGATTACAATGAGGCTGATGTAGTAGGTCACAGAGATGTGACAGACTCCGTATCTCCACACTTTGATGTAACAGAGTTGTTGAGATAGTTTGTTGGGGTGGCAGAGAAGCGAGAGTGGAAACTGTCACCTCTAAATAATCTAACAAAAAATTTTTATGCAAAAAACAGAGAGTGAATTTTTATATCATACATCATGTGATAACTGCAATTCTAGTGATGCCAACTCCGTCTATTCTGACGGACATACATATTGTTTTTCATGTAACACAACAACAAAAGGAAATGATTTGAATAATCCAATCGCAACAGAAACCAGTAAAGAATTTATTGAAGGTAGTATTACAGAGTTAAGTAAACGTAAAATTAATTACAACACAGTTCAAAAATTTAATTATCAATCTGGTGCATGGTTTGGTAGACCATGTCAAATAGCAAACTACTACAGCAAAGACAAAGAGCTTGTTGCACAAAAGCTTAGATACCCTGATAAAACATTTCAGTGGTTAGGTGATGCAAGAGAAGCAGGTTTGTTTGGTCAACATTTATGGAGAGACAAAGGTAAGATGTTGATTATTACAGAAGGCGAGATAGATGCAATGAGTATATCTGCTATCAACCAGAATAAATTTCCTGTTGTTAGTATTAAATCAGGAGCTCAAGGAGCTAAGAGAGATATACAAAAAGAGCTTGAATGGATTGAAGGCTTTGACTCTGTTTACTTTTGTTTTGACCAAGATGAACAAGGTAAGAAGGGTGCAATAGAATGTGCAAAATTACTTACACCTAACAAAGCAAAGATATGTACGTTACCATTAAAAGATGCAAACGAGATGGTACTTGCAGGTAAAGTAAAAGAATTAACAGATTGTATATGGTCTAGTAAAGCATACAGACCTGATGGTATTATACTTGGTGCAGATATTTGGAATGACATACAAAAAGAAGATACTTATGTAACAGCACAATATCCATTTGAATGTTTAAACGTAAAGACTCATGGACTACGTAAAGGTGAGCTTGTTACAGTAACAGCAGGTAGTGGAGTTGGTAAGTCTAGCTTTTGTAGACACGTAGCTTTAAGTTTATTAGAACAAAAATATACTGTTGGTTACATAGCACTAGAAGAAAGTGTTAAACGTAGTGCACTTGGTATTATGGGTGTGCATCTAAAGAAACCTTTACACTTAACAAGAGAGGGAATTGATGAGACACAATTACATACCGCCTTTACCTCTACTATTGGTAATGGCAATTTTTATTTATATAATCACTTCGGAGCAAGTGCCGCAGATAACTTACTATCCAAGATAAGATATTTAGCAAAGGCATGTAATGTAGACTGGGTAATACTAGACCATTTACACATGGCATTGTCTGCATTGGGTGATGAACATACTAATGATGAAAGAAAACTTATAGATTATTTTGTAAGTAAACTTAGAACATTAGTAGAAGAGACAGGCATTGGATTAATTTTAGTTAGTCACTTACGTAGGTCAACAGAAGGTGACAAAGGTTTTGAAGATGGTAAGCAAGTAACTCTTAGTAGTCTTAGAGGAAGCCAGTCCATAGCTCAACTATCTGACATGGTGCTTTCCATGAGTCGTGACTTAAAAGCAGAAAACAATATTGCTAAGTTACAAATATTAAAGAATAGATTTTCTGGTGAGACAGGCAACGCATGTAGTTTACATTATGATTTAGAAACAGGTTGTTTAGCTGAAGTTAAAGCAGAGGTATTAGATGACTTCTAATGAATTAAAAAGAAAAAGACAAATGATGACATGGACTATGTATGTTATGGACGCTGTTGCAAAAGCTAAGAGAACAAAATCTACAGTAATATTACATGTAGGAAAAGAAAGTTCTGCTATGTTATTACAAGACGCATTGTTGTCTTTAGCATTTAACGGAGAAGATGCGGCTTGGAATGTCCAAATAGAAGCACACACATTACATTAATATGACACAACTACCACAAGTAACTAAGAAAATATTAAATGCAGACTACGTACAACTGACATGGAGCGATATAAATTCTGACAGCTCATGGAAAACTTTAAAAGATGCTATGAATAGTACACCAACAATTTGTATATCAACTGGTTGGTTAATTAAAAAAGATAAAGATGTTCATATTATAGTTGCTGATGTAAACTTTGAAGACAATGGTACTCTTGGAGATGTAGGTAACATAACTACAATACCATCAAGCAACGTATTAAAAATTAGAAAGATAAGATTATGAGATATTGTTTTGATATAGAAACAGATGGATTTTTAGATACAGCTACTAAAGTACATTGTATTATACTAAAAGATATAGACACAAACCAAGTGTTACATTTAAACAACGCACAGGCTGTAAAGAAATTAGAAGAAGCAGAATTAATTATTGGTCACAACATTATTAAGTTTGACATACCAGTTCTTAAAAAGTTTTATAATTTAAAATCAAAAGCAAAAGTTTTTGATACTATAGTAGCAACAAGATTGTTATTCCCTGATATTAAAGACCAAGATTTTAAACATAAGAATTTTCCAAGAGACTGTATTGGCAGACACAGCTTGAAAGCGTGGGGTAACAGGGTGGGCGAATATAAAGAACAGTTTGATACAGATTGGAAAGAATTTAGTGTGGGTATGCTAGAGTATTGTATTCAAGATGTTCAAGTGACTCACACTTTATTCAACATGATTGAGAAAAAAGGTTATTCACAACAAGCAATGGACTTAGAACATTATGTTGCTGACTTAATATTTAAACAAGAACAATATGGTTTTACTTTTAATAAAGAGAAAGCCCAAAAGTTATATACAAAGTTAAACACTAGAAGAATAGAGTTAGAAGAACAACTACAAAAAATATTCTTACCTATTACAGAGAAGAGAGTATCAGAAAAAACAGGTAAACAATTAAAAGATAGAGTTACAGTTTTTAATCCTAGTTCACGTCATCACATAGCTGATAGATTAAAAACTAAGTATGGTTGGGAAGCTAAAGAATTTACTAATGATGGTAAACCAAAACTAGATGATACTGTATTAAGTAAACTGGAATATCCTGAAGCAAAAATTTTATGTGAACATTTCTTATTAGATAAAAGAATTGCACAACTAGCTACAGGTACACAGGCATGGTTAAAACATGAAAAAAATAATAAGATACATGGTACTTGTAACACTAACTCTACAGTTACAGCACGTGCAAGTCATTCGTTTCCAAACATGGCACAAGTTCCAAGTGTGTCTGTACCTTTTGGTAAAGAATGTAGAAGTTTATTTACTGTACCTAATGGTAAGAAGTTAGTAGGTATAGATATATCAGGATTAGAAGTTAGAATGTTAGCTCACTTTATGTCTAAGTATGACAAGGGTGAGTACACGAAAGTTGTATTAGATGGTGACATACATACAGAGACACAGACTCTTGCAGGTTTAGACTCAAGAGATTTAGCAAAGCGTTTTTACTATTGCTTTTTATATGGTGGTGGCGTTAAACGTATTGCGGAAGTAACTGGTAAGAAAGTTGGTGAAGCATCTAAGATTAAAAAAAGATTCTTAAATAATTTACCTGCTCTTAGTAAACTAATAGAGCAAGTACAATTAGCGGCAGAGAGAGGACACATAGTTGGTCTTGATAAGAGACAGATTAAAGTTCGTTCAGCACACGCCGCATTAAATACATTGTTACAAAGTGCAGGTGCACTGGTGTGTAAACAATGGCTAGTTGAGTTTGATAAATTAGTTAAGGATATTCCTGAAACCCAACAGGTAGTTTGGGTGCATGACGAAATACAGGTTGAGTGTCTTGATAAAGATGCAGAGACCGTTGGTAGGTTAGCTGTCAAAGCCATTGAATGTACTGGCAAACACTTCCAATTAAGACTCCCATTAACAGGAGAATATAAAATAGGTAACAACTGGAGTGAGACACATTAATGAATAAGAAGTTTGACAAAGACCTGAAGTATGGACAGGAACGAGAGAATAGGATTGTATCTATACTTGATAAAGATAAAACAAAACTAGAAGTAAAGACTGAGAGAGACTGGTGGCAGAAGTCTGGTAACATGTGTATTGAAGTAGAGTGTTATGGTAAGCCGTCAGGTATTATGGCAACAGAAGCAGACTACTGGGTTCACATACTAGCTGATGGTGATAAAGATTTTGTCCGTATGATTTTTGATACGTCAACCATTAAAAAATTGACAAAAAAATATATGAAGAATATCAGAAGTGGCGGTGATGGTAACAAGAGTAGGTTTGTTTTAGTTCCGTTGTCTGAATTATTTTTAAAAAGAAACGTACAATAGGAGAAGACATGAGTGATAAACTAAAAGGTCGTAAGGTATTGTTAATAGATGGTGATATTTTATTATATCAAATAGCTCTTAACAATGAAGTAGATACTCATTGGGGTGATGGCTTATGGACATTACATTGTGATGAGAATAAATGTAAGGCTGATGTTGATGCTGTAATAGATGACTTAGGTTCATCATTAGAAGCTGACGATTATGTTGTTGCATTAACTGATAGTAGTAATTTTAGAAAAGATGTACTACCATCATACAAAGATAACAGAAGAAACAAACGTAAGCCAATGGTATTAAAAGCATTACGTAACTATGTTATGGATAAACATAATGGAGTTCAGTGGAAAAACTTAGAAGCTGATGATGTTATGGGTATCATGGCTACTGAACCAACAAACGAAGAACGTATTGTAGTTAGTATAGATAAAGATTTACGAACAATTCCATGTAACTTATCTGCTAATGGTTTAACAGTAGAACAAATACCAGAAAGACTAGCTGACTATCAATTTATGATACAGACATTAACAGGTGATAAGGTTGATGGCTATGATGGCATAGATGGTGTTGGTATAGTCACTGCTAATAAACTAATACAAAAATATACTAATGTTCCATTAAAAGATTTATGGAAAGTTGTTAAAGGTATATACAAAGACAAAGGTTACACTGCTAAAGAAGCACTAGCTCAAGCTAGAGTTGCTAGAATACTAAGGCATGGTGACTACAATAAAAAAACAGGTAAGGTAAAACTATGGACGATAAGATAGACCCAATAAAAAATCCACCGCACTATACTAACAAAGAGATAGAGCCTATTGATTATATAATATCTAATGGTCTCACGTACTGCGAAGGGAATGTTGTTAAGTACATAACACGTTGGCGTGGTAAAGGTGGCATTGATGATTTAAAAAAAGCAAAAGTATACATTGATTTCATTATAGAAAAAGAAGGTGTAGCTAAAGTCAGTGACAAATGATAGAACATAAACATATTATTATTAGAGCAGAGGTTACTAAGCCACCACAAGATATACGTAAAGTAAAAAAGTGGTTACGCAAATTAGTTAAAGCTATAGGTATGCGTCCTCTTGGTAAACCTACTGCTGTTTATGTTAATAAGATAGACAACAAAGGAATTACTGCGGTGCAGTGTATAGAAACTTCACACATTGCATTGCATTGTTGGGACGAAACATCTCCTGCTGTGTTACAACTAGATGTTTATACATGTAGTAACTTAGATAAAGAAATAGTTTTATTATTTTTAGATGACTTTGAACCAGTTAAAGTAGATTACGCAGTAATAGATAGAGCAGAATTTATAGATATATTAAAAAAGAAAGAAAGATTTAGATTATGATAGATTATAGTAGAGATGAATTACTTACAGACTTTGGTAAGACAACATTAAAAGATAGATATTTATTACCACAAGAAAGTTCACCGCAAGATGGTTTTTTTAGAGCGGCAAAAGCCTTTTCAGATAATGATGAGATGGCAGAAAGAATTTATAACTACGCATCTAAACTTTGGTTTATGTTTTCTACACCTGTTTTGTCTAACGCAGGTAGTAAAAGAGGTATGCCTATCTCATGTTTTTTAAATTACGTAGGTGATAGTAGAGAAGGATTAACAGGACACTATACAGAAAATGCTTGGTTAGCTTCAGTAGGTGGTGGTATCGGTGGTTACTGGGGACACGTAAGAAGTGATGGTACTATGACATCTGGTGGTTCACAATCATCAGGTTCAATTCCATTCTTACATGTAGTAGACTCAGAGATACTTGCTTTCTCACAAGGTAAAACAAGACGTGGTAGTTATGCGGCATACATGGACATCTCACACCCAGAGATTATAGAATTTATGGAGATGCGTAAACCTAGTGGTGGTGACGTGCACAGAAAATGTTTAAACTTACATCATGGTATTAACATTAGTGATGAGTTTATGCAGTTAATTGATAATTGTATTAAAGAACCAACGTATGATGATACTTGGAATCTTGTAGACCCACATACAAAAAAAGTTGTACGTACTATATCAGCTAGAGAATTATGGCAAAAGATTTTAGAAACTAGAGTAGCTACAGGAGAACCTTATCTTTCTTTTATTGATACTATTAATGATGCGTTACCTGAATCGCAAAAGAAATTAGGATTAGAAGTACATCATTCTAATTTATGTACTGAAATAACTTTACCAACTAATGACAACAGGACAGCAGTGTGTTGTTTGTCTTCTGTAAATTTAGAAAAGTATGATGAATGGAAAAATGATTCTTTATTTATACCAGACTTAATTAGATTTTTAGATAATGTATTACAATATTTTATAGACTATGCACCTGAAGAATTATTTAGAGCTAGGTTTAGTGCTAACAATGAAAGAAGTTTAGGTCTAGGTGCTATGGGATTTCATGCGTACCTACAATCTAAAGGTATACCATTTGAATCTGCATTAGCTAAAGCTATGAATTTAAAAATATTTAAAACAATGAAAGCACAGGCAGTAGAAGAATCTAAAAGACTAGCAATTAAAAGAGGAGAAGCACCAGACATGGAAGGTACTGGTATGCGTAACGCACACTTGTTAGCTATTGCTCCTAATGCTTCGTCTTCTATTATTTGTGGTACTACATCACCATCAATAGAACCATACAGAGCTAATGCTTATGTGCAAAAAACTATGTCAGGTTCGTTTTTAGTTAAGAATAAATATTTAGAAAAAATATTAGAAAAGAAGGGAATAAATAATGATAAGACTTGGACTTCAATACTTGCTAATAGAGGCTCAGTGCTTCATGTTAAAGAGTTGTCTGATTATGAAAAAGATATATTTAAAACTGCGATTGAAATTAACCAACAATGGGTAATAGAACATGCGTCTGATAGACAACAATATATTTGTCAAGGTCAATCAGTAAATGTATTTGTTCCTGCTGATGTTAATGTAAAAGAATTACATGAGATACACATGTTAGCATGGAAAAGAAAACTTAAAACATTATACTATTGCCGTTCAGAAGCAATCAAACGTGCAGAGTTAGTATCTAAAAAAGTAGAAAGAACAATTATACCTGAAGCTGATTGTTTAGCGTGTGAGGCATAATGACAGACAGTAGTATATTTGATGGTATGGATAAACCAAAACGTAAGCGTTGTAATTGTAACTGTAAAAAGAAACAACAAAAACAAACAGTCTTATGGACTATATATCATACAATCTTGGCAGTAGAATTATTAGCAATAATAATAATAGAAGGGATAGAATTATTTTATGGGCTTTAAAGACTATAAGATTAGAGATGGTGTACATATTCCTAGTGAAAAATATAGAAAAAATTATGATGCTATTTTTAAAAAGAAAAAGTGTAAGACACACACTAAAGAAAAAGAAAACAACAATGAGTGTTGTCACTCAGAAGAACAAACATATTTAAAGGAGTTAAAAAACAAACTATGAGTTTATTTAAAGAACGTATACATTACAAACCATTTGATTATGAATGGGCTTTTCAATCTTACGACATGCAACAAAAAATGCACTGGTTACCTAGTGAAGTACCTTTACATGAAGATGTAAGAGATTGGAATGAAAGATTAACAGTAGAAGAAAAGAATCTAATATCACAAATACTTAAATTCTTTACTCAAGGTGATGTAGATATAGCTCAAGCATATTTAGATAAATACATACCTAAATTTAAACCACCAGAAGTGAGAATGATGTTGTCTGCTTTTGCTACAAGTGAAGCTAATCATGCACATAGTTATTCATTACTTAATGATACTATTGGTTTACCTGATAAAGAGTACAAAGCATTTCAAGAATACAAAGAAATGTCTGATAAACATAACTACTTGTTTGAAAGTAAAGGTAAAGGAATAGAAGGATTAGCTAGAGAGATGGCTTGTTTTTCTGCATTTGGTGAAGGCTTACAGTTGTTTGCTTCGTTTGTTATGTTACTAAACTTTCAAAGATATGGTAGAATGAAGGGTATGTGTCAGATAGTTACATGGTCTATAAGAGATGAGACTCATCACGTAGATGGTATGATTAAATTATTTCATCAATTAATAAAAGAGAATCCTAATATTTGGACAGAAAAATTTAAAGCTAGTATATATCAAACAGCTAGAGATATGGTAGATTTAGAAGATAGATTTATTGACTTAGCATTTAGCATGGGTGGTATAAGAGGATTAAAAGCAGAAGAAGTTAAACAGTATATTAGATATATTGCTGATAGAAGACTGCTACAACTGTCATTAAAACCTAACTATGGTGTAAAACATAACCCTTTAGGTTGGTTAGATTGGGTATTAAATGGTGTAGAACATGCAAATTTCTTTGAAAACAGAGCAACAGAGTACAATAAAGGTACAGTAACAGGTAACTTGTGGGAGTAAAGTTCCCTTTTTAGACGAATAACATGGACGATTTAGCATTACCAAACAACGTAGATGATTTAGTGAAATTATTAAATGAGACATTTCCTGAAAAATCACCTGAATTAAAAGATGATACTAAAACTATCTACTTTAAAGCAGGACAACGTGATGTTGTAAATTTTATTAATAACTTAAAAGAGAGAACGGAGAAATAACTTATGTGTATGTCAAGACCAAAAGTACCAGAAACAAAAGTAGCTCCTGCTCCTGCACCAGTTAATCAATCAAACATGGGTGAAGATTTAGCACCTACATTGATAACTGCTGACGAGCAAGATGCAAAAAAGAAAAAGAAAAAAGTTAAAAAATCAGGAACAAGTGCACTAAACACTTCATCAGGAGTAAATGTAGCAACTGGTTCTGGTTTGAATGTTTCTTAATAAATGGAATACATGGATAACAATTTTACACAAGGAACAACAAGACAGCGTTATTCAAAATTAAAACAACATAGAGAACATTTTTTAGATAGAGCAGAAGAGTGTAGTGAAATAACTATTCCTTCTCTTATTCAACCTGATGGTTTTACAGATTCATCAGATTTATATAACCCCTTCCAATCAGTAGGAGCTAGGGGAGTCAACAATTTAGCTTCTAAATTATTACTATTACTACTTCCACCAAATTCCCCATTTTTTAGATTATCAATAGCAGGAAAAGCAAAACAAGAATTAGACCAAAACAAAGAAATAAAAACTGATGTTGAAAAATCTTTGTCTGTTATTGAAAGAGAAGTATCAAGTAAAATAGAACAACTAGCATTAAGAGTATCTGTATTTGAAGCATTAAAACATTTAATTGTAGCAGGTAATGTACTTACTTATTTACCAAAAAAAGGTAGTATGAGAGTATTTCCATTAACTCAATATGTATGTCAAAGAGATAGTTCAGGTAATGTTTGTGAAATTATTGTTCAAGAAAAAATGAGTGTAATGGCATTAGAAAAAGATGTTGCCGCACAAATAATGACTGACCCTAATTATAAAAAAGATGAAGAAGTAGAATTATATACACACGTTTATAAATTACCAAATGAAGAATTTTATGTGTGTCAAGAAGCTAATGGTGTTAAAATACCATCTAGTATAGGTAAATTTAAAAAAGAAAGATTACCATATCAAGCTCTAAGAATGATTAGAGTTGACAATGAAGACTATGGAAGAGGATATGTTGAAGAATTTTTAGGAGACCTCAAGAGCTTAGAAGGATTATCTCAAGCAATGGTAGAATCTTCTGCGGCTTCTAGTAAAGTTGTATTTATGGTAAGACCTAATGCAGTGACTAGAAAAAAAGATTTATCATTAAGTAGAAATGGTGACATTATTACTGGAAGTAAAGATGATGTGTCTGTACTACAAACTGAAAAACAATTTGACTTACAAGTTGTAGAAAGAATGATACAAAAATTAGAAGAAAGATTATCTTTTGCTTTCTTATTACACACATCTATACAAAGACAAGCTGAAAGAGTTACAGCACAAGAGATTAGATATATGGCAGAACAATTAGAAACTGCTATGGGTGGTATATATTCTTTATTATCACAAGAATTTCAATTACCTTTAGTTACTATTCTTATGAAAAGAATGGAACAAGCTAATGAAATACCTGTATTACCAAAAGGTACAGTACAACCTACTATTATTACAGGTATAGAGGCTTTAGGTAGAGGTAATGATTTACAAAAATTAAGAGAATTTGTAGCTGAGATAGGTAACTTAGCTCAAATAAACCCTGCTGTTGTTCAAGCATTAAATCCAAATGATTTAATAAAACGTATTGCTACTGGTTTAGGTATTGATACGGAAGGTTTAATAAAATCTGAAGAACAATTAGCACAGGAAGCAGAAGCTCAAGAAGAGCAAATGCAAAACGAGCAAATGATGAATATGGCTGAAAAAGCTGTAGCACCAGTTGCAAACAATTTATCTAAACCAGAACAACAATAATAAGAGGAAAAAATGGTAGACTCAGTAGAGATAAAAACAGAACCAACTACTAGCGAAAAGCCAGTAGAGGAGAAACAGTCCACACAAAGTGTTGAAGGATTACCAGAAAAATTTAAGTCAGTAGAAGATTTGGCTAAAAGTTATTCTGAGCTTGAAAAGAAACTTGGTGAACAAACTCCACAACAAGAAGAAGTTGACCCAATTAATGCTACAAAATTAAAAGGTGAAGAATCTAAACCAGAAGTAAAACAAGACAATAGTTTAGACATTGCTGAAAATGCTGTAGAAAATGCAGGATTAGATTTTAATACTTTAGCACAAGAATATGCAGATAATGGTCAATTAAATGAAACATCATATAAAGCATTAGAAGACTCAGGTATTCCAAAAGAATATGTTGACCAATTTATTGCAGGTCAAAAAGCAATAGGTGAACAACAAACTAATAATGTTAAAAGTATGGTAGGTGGTGAAGAAGCCTACAATGAAATGGCATCATGGGCATCTAAAAATATGTCTGATGGTGAAAAGAAAGCATACAATGCGGCAGTAAATAGTTCAGATATGGACACTGTAAAATTAGCAGTAGATAGTTTAAAAGCAAAATATCAATCTGCTAATGGCACTGAACCAAATTTAGTACAAGGCAAAGCTACACCAGTTGCAGAACAAGGTTATTCATCTTGGGCTGAAGTAACTGAAGCAATGGCTGATACTAGATATGCTAAAGACCCTGCTTATCAAGAAGCAGTAAAACAAAAATTAGCTAACTCAGAGTTATAATATGTGGTTAGCAGTTTTAAAAAAGCTATATGAAGCAGAACAGTCTGAGGCTTCAGCAGTTATTGACACTTTCTTACAAAAAAGTGTTGGTGTTGCAGACCATGATAATTTTGTCAAAACTTTAAAAACAAACTTTGATAAACTTGTTCATGCAAAACATGCTATTGGTGAAATAGATGACATTATTAAAAAATCTAAAGTACCCATAGTAGAAGAAACAAATAAAAAGGAGAAATAAATATGCCAATGGGAAAAGGAACATACGGTTCTAAAAAAGGAAGACCAAGTAAAAAGCTAAAAGGTGGTCAAAAAAGATTACCTGCCGCTTTAAAATCTAAAATAATGAAAAGCAAGAAAAGGTAATAATTATGGCAAAACGTGGATTATACGCTAACATTCATGCTAAGCGTAAAAGAATTGCCGCAGGTTCAGGCGAAAAAATGAGAAAAGCAGGAGCTAAAGGAAGACCTACTTCTAAGCAATTTAAGAGAGCGGCGAAGACAGCTAAGAAAAGGTAGTCATGGTTGCGAAAAAATATCAAAATCCTAGTGGTGGGTTAAATGCCGCAGGACGAAGATATTATAATTCGCAAGGCATGAACCTAAAAAAACCTCAACCAGAAGGCGGTTCAAGAAAGAAATCTTTTTGTGCACGTATGCGTGGTATGAGAAAAAGACAAAAGGCTAGTAACAATACTGGAAAAGACAGATTGTCATTAGCATTAAAAAAATGGAAATGTTAATATAGTTGTGCAACACTAATGTGTGGCAACTGCCAAAACAATTTAGCCAAATAACTTGACCTACTGCGGTAGACAATCTTGACTAAATAACTGAATTGAAGAGGCTTTTATAAATAAACGTCATAAACAAAGGAGAACACTATGGCAAATGCAGTACCTGCAAAAATCGGTAATGTAAACTCTGGTTCTACTCGTGATGACGCTCTGTTTCTAAAAGTATTCGCAGGTGAAGTTATTACTTCATTTGAAAGAGCTTCAAAAACAGAAGGTGCAGATATGATAAGAAGTATCTCATCTGGTAAATCAGCTACTTTCCCAGTAATGGGTAGAGTTGATGCCGCATATCATGCAGTTGGAGCTGAGATTAACGGTTCAGCAGTAAATCACAACGAAAAGGTTATTACAATTAATGACCTTTTAATCTCATCAGTATTTTTATCAAATATTGAAGAGGCAAAAAACCATTGGGACGTAAGAAGTGCGTATTCACAAGAGCTAGGGAGAGCACTTGCTTTCACTAAAGATAAGCACATTTTACAAACTATTGGTCAGGCATCATTAGTAACTACACCTAACGTAACTGGTGGAGATACTACAAGTAACATAACTAACACAGGCATTGCGTCTTCTACAGATGCAACTGCGGCTAATGCAATGATTGATGCAATCTTTGCGGCGGCTAAAGAGCTTGATGCAAATTATGTTCCTGCCGAGGGTAGAAAATGCTTCTTAAGATTAGAAGAATACTACAAACTAGCTAACGCAACAAATGCAGTAAACGTAGACTTTAGTGGTAGAGGTTCTATCGCTGAAGGTAAAGTTCTAAGAATTGCAGGAATTGATTTAATACCAGTTCCTCATTTTGTAGACTCTAACGTAAACTCAGGAGTAGACCAAGGTTCAGCAACTAACGGTGGTTCAAACCCACAAGCTGTAAACTTATCTAACTTCGTTGCTTTAGTATCTCACCCAAGTGCTGTAGGTACAGTTAAACTTATGGACTTAGGTGTTGAAAAAGAGTACGACATCAGAAGACAAGGTACGTTAATGGTGGCTAAATATGCTATGGGACATGGTGTATTAAGACCAGAAGCGGCTGTAGGTATTAAAGAAGCGTAATAGTTTCTTAATACTAATTAGATTAGGGGGAGTCAAATCCCCCTTTTCTACTTTTAATTAAAAGGATAAAATGACAACACAAATTACACCAACTACAGAGTTACAAGCAGTAAATACTATGTTGAGTACAATAGGAGAAGCTCCTGTCAACTCAATCACAGGTACAACAACTGTTGATGTATCAGTCGCTAAAAATATTCTTGATGAAACTTCTATGTCTATCCAATCACAAGGTTGGAATTTTAATACTAATTATGAATATAAATCTTTATCTTTAGATAGTGATAACAAAATTCCTTTACCATCAAACTGCGTAAAAATAGACGCAAACAAATCTATTAGGTACATAAATTTTACAATTAGAAACGGTTTTCTATATGATATGGAAAAAGATACTGATGTATTTACAAGTGTACCAAACTCAGTAGACATAGTTCTAGTCCAACAATTTGAACATCTCCCAGAATACGCAAGACGATATATTACAATGAAAGCATCAAGAAGATTTGCTTCAAGATTTATTGGAGATAGTCAAATTACTAAATTAATTGGACAAGATGAAAATGAAGCACTAATGGCTTTTCATCAAGCTGATTCACAAGAAGCAGATGTAAACATGTTAAATGGTGATTCTAATACGTTTTCAATAATTAATAGAACAACTAGAAGGACTTACTAATGGGTGGTGTGGTATCTCAGTCTATACCTAATTTCCTAAATGGTATGTCTCAACAGACACCTACACAAAGAGGAATAAATCAAGGTCAAGACCAAATTAATTTTGCAAACAATATTGTAGATGGTTTGTCAAAAAGACCACCGCTAGATTTTGTAGCAAATTTAGATAGCACAAATTTATATCCTAACACAACAAAATTTTGGTCTATACAAAGAGATGCAACTAATCAATACATTGTAGCTTTTTATAATGGTGGTGTAAAAGTATGGGATTTAGCAGGTAATGAAAAAACTGTAACAATACAAAGTGGTGCAAGTTATCTTACTTCTACAAATCCAAAACAAAATTTTAAATTAGTAAACATTGCAGATTTTACATTTATTGCAAACACAGCTACAACTGTAGCGGCAGACTCAACAACATCTGCGGCTAAAGTAGAAGAGTTTTTAATAAATGTTAAATTAACAAACTATGGTAGAGAATATAAAGTAGCATTAAAACACCCTAACATGGCACAAGAGTTAGAAGTACAATTTCAATTACCTACTGGTAATGATGCTTCTACTGATAGTAAATTTAGAGATACAAACAAAATTAAAGATATATTATTAAATGGCGAATCTAGTACACATTGGGATAGCAATGCTAATGGTATTGGTTTTAAAACTGTAAGAACAGACACAGGAGCTACAGTTTCATCAACTCAAGGTTTAGCTAATTATTCTGGTTTTACATCTCATTTTACATTTGAAAGTTTTGACTCAGTTATATACGGAAAACCTACTGATAATAATGCAAACTACACTGTAAGCACAGCAGATGGTTCTGGTAACACAGCTATGTATGCTATAAGAGATAAAATACAAGATTTTTCTAAATTACCTTATTATGGTAAACTTGGAGTTATATTAAAAGTAACTGGTGATGAAGGTGATACTTTGTCTGATTACTATGTTGCGTTTCAAGGCAATGGTGTATGGAATGAAACTATTGCACCTGCAACATCTGTAGGTTTAGATAACTCTACTATGCCACACGCATTAGTAAATAATAATAATGGTACATTTACATTTAAACAATTAGATTATACAGATAGAACATGTGGAGATAGTGATACAAATGCTAACCCTAGTTTTGTTGGTAAAAAAATAAATAACCTTACATTTTATAAAAATAGATTAGGTATATTGTCTGGTGAAAATTTAGTATTAACAGAAAATGCTGAATTTTTTAATTACTTTGCAACGACAACAACACAAGTTTTAGATACTGACCCTATTGATATTGCGGCATCAGGAACACAAGTTAATGATTTAAAAAACTCTGTAGGATTTAATGAATCTTTACTTTTATTTTCTGATACAGCACAATATAAATTAGATAGTGCAGGAGATACTATATCACCTACTACAGCTATACTTAATGAAGTATCTTCTTTTGAGCATGATGATTCAGTACAACCTGTATCAGCAGGTAAGTTTGCATATTTTGCACAAGCTAGAAATAACAACACTGCAATTAGAGAATACTTTGCAGATGATGATACATTAACAAATGATGGATTAGATATTACAGTTTCAGTTCAAACTTTAATACCAACTAATGCTTTTCAAATAGTAAGTAATACTACTGAAGATACGTTAGTTGTATTAACTTCTGACACAGCAGATTCACAAACTGCACCTTATACATCAGGTACAGCCGTAGCTCCAACTAATGCAGACACAATGTTTGTATATAAATATTTCTTTGACAGAGGTGAAAAAGTGCAAACAGCGTGGGCTAAATGGGAATTTGCAGGTGTAAAAATATTAGGTGTAAAAAGTTTAGAAAGTTTCTTGTATGTAATGGCGGCAGAAGGAACAAATACAAAATTATTTAAAATAGATTTAAGAAATTTAAAAGACACAACATTAGGACATGGTGTGTATTTAGATTTAAAAACGTCAGTTACAGGCACTTACAATGCTACAACAGATTTAACTACGTTTACTTCACCTTATGGTGCAAGAACAGGATTAATAGCAGTAGATAGAACAAATGGTGCTAATTATACAGCCACAAATACAACAGGCTCTACATATACTATAGTAGGTAATCATACCTCGTTATTTATAGGTGTACCATATTCTTCTGTTTACAGATTGTCTACTCAGTATATTAGAGAAAACACTGGTAGAGGATTAGTAGCAATTACTTCAGGAAGATACCAAATTAGAAACATATCATTTAATTTTGAAAATAGTGGTTTCTTTCAAGTAGAAGTTACACCTAACAATAGAGACAAATCTACAACTATAATGAATGGTTACGTTATAGGTACGTCTGGTTCTATTGTTGGACAACCTGCTATTAACTCAGGAACATTAAGAGTTCCAGTGCAATGTAGAAACACAGAATTTGTCATGGATATAAAAAGCGACTCACATCTACCAGTGTATATTGCTGATGCTGAGATTGAAGGTTATTACCATGCACGTTCAAGAAGGATTTAATGGATAAAGAAAAATATGTACGTAAAGCTATATTAGCTGATGCGTTGGAGTTAGCTCCTAAAATGAAAAAAGAAGATAGAGCAGAGATAATTGCATCTAACAATGCGTCACCTTTACGAGCTTTAGTAGAGCCATTTACGTATGATGAAGCAAAAATTTACTCTATTATTGGTACAAAAGACGAAGGTGTAATAGGAATGTTTGGCAGTTGTCCAACACAATTACCTGAATATGGAGTAGTATGGTTATTATCTAGTGATGAATTATACAAACATACTAGACAATTTTTAAAAGAATGTCCTTATTGGGTATCACAGATGAGTCAAGGTTACGAATACATTTACAATTTTGTAGACCAACGAAATTGGAAAACTTTAAAATGGTTACAATTTTTAGGATTTGAACCAAAAGAAAAAATAGAACAATATGGTCATGGCAAACTGCCATTTTTATTAATGATGAAGGAGTTAAATAAACAAAAAAATGTGTGATGTAGTTACAGCATTAAAAGTAGGAACAGCGATATATTCTCATCAAAATCAAAAAGCTATAGCTAAAGGTAAAAGAATTTCAAATGATAGAACAAGAGAAAATGCAGATTCAAATTATTTAGCTAATATATCTAAAATTGATGGTGAAAAAAATGAAGCCGCTATGGAAAAAACAAAAGAAGTATTTAAAAATACTATGGAGAAAAAAGCGGAACAAGCAACAGGATTAAATTTAGGATTTGGTAACGCAACACGTATTTTACAAAGTGTAAGTGGTAAGTATGATATGTCATACGCTGACATTCTTACAGGGTACAGACAAGATATGACAGCATTGATGAATGATGAAACGTCTGCTTACGCTAATTTAAGTAAAACATATAATAGTATTAAACCAGTAACAGAACCTAGTAGAACAGGTTTAGCACTACAAATAGCAACCCTAAGTGCTGAAGGATATTATAAAAACAAAGCACTTACACAACCAGAAACAGGAAGAGCACCAGACTCTTATGATGAATTATAATGGCTTACGAAAAACAACGAACAAATAAATACTTTGATGCTTTCAACAAAGGTTATGTAACCTCTGCTGATACAACAGAAGCAAGTCAACTTATTGACACATTAAACAAAAGCACAATTCCTGCCTTAGAAAAAATCCAAAAATACAATATAGCAGAAGATAAAACTGAAGCGGCTAATAAAGTAAATTCTTTATACGCTCAAGGTAAAGATAGTGCAACTATTTTAAATGAAATTAATGCAGGACAACACCCAGAATTAGCAGGTAAGTATGTAGATAAAACTGTGCAATATCACTTAGGTAGAGTAGAAGCATCTAAAATGAAACTACAAGTTACTGAAGATATGAAAACTAATTATGATTTTAAAACAAGTAATCTTAATGAATTTTTAATGCCATACATGAAAAGCATGGAGTTTGATGGTAAAGACGATTCATTTGCTTTAGGTTTTGCTTCTGAGTTTACACCTTTTAAAACTAAGTTAATGTCTAGTGATGCTGAAACTAGAGCTAACTTTAATTACGAAACTAAAATATTAGATTTAATGTCATTAACTAATGCAATACCTACAGATGAAATAGGTGAAAAATACTTTTCTACATTAAACTCAGCACAATATAAATTACCTAATGGTGAAGGTGGTACATTTATTATGCACAGTAATGATGATATTAACAAAGCCGCAATGACTGATATAGAAAATATTATTAAATCATCAGGGTCAACTAAAGAATTAGAAAGAGCTTTTCAAATATTAAGTGCTGATAGAGGCACAGGTAAAGATGGTAAAAAACTACAATCTTTCTTATTTAGTAATAAACCTGAAGTTAAAAAATTAGTAGAAGATTATGAAAACAAAGCAAGAGTTTTAGAAAATTCAGAATACACTGCAAATAATAGATTAATAGAAAAAGATAAAAAAGACAGGCTTTCAACACTATTTAGTATGGATAGTTCAGCACCAGAATACAATGAGTTTAGAGATAAATTAATTAGTGATTATCCTACTATGGCAGTTACTATAAATAGTATTTTAACTTCTACAGAAAACATAAATGAAGATAAAGGTTCTATTGCTTTGATAGATAAAAATATTCATCTTGGACTTTACAACAATAACTCAACACAATTACTAGAAGATTTAGCTAAGAACAATGCAAGTAAAACAACTATATTAGCATCTTTTAAATCTTTAGCTAGTGCAGAATTAAGAGCAAATAGTGGATTTACAAGTCCATTACAAGATACTGAATACACAAATACAATTAAGAAAACAGCCAAAATATTAGCTGATAGTATACCTAAACTTTCTAAATTTGATGAGACTAGAAAATATGATTTTATGGTAGACACTATAGAAAATGAATTAGGTGATGAATGGTTAGCATGGAATAGTGAATTTCCTAAACCTAGTCCTTCAGAACCTAGAGAAGTACAAATGCAATGGGTTAAAGATTCTAAAAAATGGTTAAATGACAAGTACGAAGAAATAATTAAAAAGTACGATAATAAGACTTGGGGTGAAACTATGGCGGCTAGAATAGAATCATCTGGTTTAACTACGGCTTCTGATTTAGATAGTTACGCTCAAGAGTATTACACAGAAGTAATTACAAAAGAAATTGAAGGATTGAAAAAAGCTACTGCACCTGATGGTAGTTTATTAACAGATGCTTTAATAAAAGAATCAGCAGAAGATTTAGTTCCATTAACACAAAAGTTTTTACAAACAGATTTTTTTAATACGTTAATGTCTACAGCAGGGTTTGGATTATTTGGTGATAATCCTGATACTGAGTATGATGAAAGAATGAATGTAGTAATGGATTTAATAGATGGATTAGGATTGTCTAACGTAGACTACACTGACGAAGTAAATACAGTATTAGATAGTATTAATAACTATAATGAAAGTATTAAAATACCTGACATAGAAAAGAATTTTGTATTATTTACAGATAAAGATAGTGTTCAAGCACAAGGCAATGCGTTTATGGAAGGTATGAATACACTAGCAGGACGACCAGTTACTAAAGGTTTCTATGATTACTACATTAAAAACAATGTAGAAGTAAAAACAAAAATGGCACAATCATTTAACATTTCAACAGAAAAATTAGATGAGTTTGTCAACAACTATTTGAAGTAAAATTATGGGAGTATTAGACAGTTACACAAGCAGTACATTATCTACTGATGATAATGACAAATACAAACACTTACACAAGAACAGAAGAACAAGAATAGAAAAAAAACAATACGATAACATGAAACGTGTTAAAAAACAAAAACTTGCTCTTGATAAATTACAATCAGATGAATTTGAAACAGTGTTACGTAGGTACTATGAAGGTGGTGTTAGTGATGCAAACAATAAATTTACTAATGGTAAAGCTGTAAAAGATTTTACTAAACAAGAATTAATAGAAAAATTTTTTCAAGACAGAATATGGAGTGAGTATAATACAGCAGGTATTGCTTATGATGTAGGTAACGTCCTAATGAAAGATGACCAATACAAAGGTGATTGGGCTGAAATAACTCAAGTGTACGCAGATTTACCTTGGTTTGGTAATGAAACTATTGGGTTTGCAAAGTGGGCTAAAGATTTTGTACCTGCTCTTGTATCTGACCCTCTTAACTTATTTACGTTTGGTGCAGGTAGTACAGTTGTTAGAGAAGCGGCTAAAACACCATTAAAAGGATTAGTTAAAAAACAATTTGTTAAACAAGCATCAAAAGCGGCGGCAGTAGATATTGCAAAAAAAGAAGCAATATATGGTGGTGCTATAGCAGTGACGGCAGACGGAGCACGTCAAATGGCTGAGATAGATTCTAATTTAATGTCTGATTACAATGTAACTAGAACATTATTGGCAGGAGTAACTGGTGGTGTAGCTCAAGGTTCAATCGGTGGAGCTATGGGTTATTGGTCTGCTAAAGGTAAAGCAGGTAAATTTTATGATAAAGGTGATGGTTTTAAAGGTGACTTAGATAGAGATGTAGGACTAGGTGGTAAGAATGATGATACTACATGGTCAGGTAAAGATGGTAAACTTACAAAACAAAAACCATTAATACGTAGAGCACCTATAAAAATTGGTACTAAAGTACAAGCTGATGATAGAGCAAATGTAGGTACAGTTATAGAAGTTAATGGTAACAAAGCTAAAGTAGAATTTATAAATAAAAAAACTAAATTAAGAGCAACTAAAACTTTTAATAAAGAAAATCTTAAATCATTAGATAAAGTAAAAATTACAACTAAACCAGACCAAACAGTTGTTATAGAAAAGAAAATAAAAGAAGTAAAAAGAAAAACACCTATAATAAATTTAAGCAAAATTAGTTCAAGAGAAGACCATAACATTATTATAAAAGAAATAAATAATACAATTAAAAGATTAACAGATGAAGGTTCTATTAGAACCACAGAAAGAGTTGGTCTATTAGCTTCAATAAAAGATAAAGCTATGAAAATTCTTGACCCTAAAAACGCAAAAGAATTAGCAAAAGAGTTAGAAGTTATATCAAGAATAGCACCAGATTTAGCACCTAACATACTAGCAGGTAGATACAATTTAATTAACAAATCTAAAGAAATAATAGAAATTAGAAAAATAGGTAATGAAGCAGTAGACCCTAAAGAAAAATTTGCTGTAGCACAAAAATTGTTTGAAGCTCTAAAAGAAAAACAATTATTACTTAACAATCACATCAAGTCAGTAGAAGGTGTATCTGACGCACTACAATCCCAAAAACTTGTCGTAGAAATGACAGATGCAGATAGACTTCGTTTAGATGCAGATATTGCTATAACAAAAGAAATGCCTAATATATTAGCACGTATTGAAAAAATGTCACCAGAAGAACAAGTTAAAGCTATTAATCAATTTGCTGAATTATCTAGTAATGATGAGTTATTGAGAAAATTTATTAGAAAATATAATAGAACAAAAAAAGATACTAGAGTTACATTGTCTGAAGCATTAAACGAGTATGTAACAGGTAACTTACTATTTGACCCTACTACACATGAAATTAACATACTATCTACAATAGCTAGATTTCAGTCCAATATAGTAGAAAATTACTATAGTGGTCTTATAAGTTTTGCCAGAGGTGAAGGTAAATTAGGTTTAAATAAAATAAGAATGGCTAATGATTTAATGTTAGCACAAACAAGATTTTTTCAAATAGCTTTTAAAAAAGCACAATTAGCATGGAAAGCTAATAGAAGTATTGGTGATACTATAGAACACAGATTTGATGGTAGACAACAAAGAAACATGGAAACATATATGACACAACTTAGAGAATCTAATAATATGTTAAAAAAAGCATTGTCTTATGTTGCTTCTCCTATTGGTAAACTATCTTTCTTATCCCTAAGAGGACTGGGAGCAGGAGACACATTTACAAAAAATATATTTAACAGAGCTCAAAGAGTAGCAAATGTTAATCAAAGAATGAGAACATTTTATCCTGAGTTGTGGAATAAAAGAAGAAAAATAAATAAAACACAAATTGTTAGAATAGAAGAAAATATTAGAAATTTAAAAGAAAACATTAGATTTGAAAAAGCACAAGATAAACCTAATGTTAAAAAGATAAATAAATTAGATAAACAATTATTAAATCTTGAAGGTCAAAAAGTAACACAAACTCCATTTGAAAAGAAATGGTCTGAATTGTATTTTCAATATGAAGATGAGTTTGGAAACTTTAGACAAACAAAAACTTTTAATAGATTAGAAGTAGAATCATTAGATGATTTAACAAAGTCTGTAGCAAATGACCCTACATATACAGCAAGAGTTAGTTCGTTTACACAAAATTTAAGAAACGAAGCATTAGACGCTAATCAATTCTACCCAGACCAAAAACAAAGTTCTAATAACTTTGGAAATTTATTATTAAAATTTAGTAATCAATATCCTTTAATTAGAGTATTAACAGGATTACACTTTGTAAAAACACCAGTAAGTTTATTTAAGTATGGGTGGCAAATGACACCTATGTTAAATAAATTAAACATGGAGTATAGAGCAATGCGTAGTGCGTCTGACCCTGTTCTTAGACAAAAAGCAGAAGCTCTAAGTTATTTAGGTATGACAGTATATGGTATGGCAACATACTATGCTATGAACGATAAAATTACAGGTTACAAAACAAAAGATAGAAAACATAGATTTTCATATAAATATCAAGATGAGAATGGTGTAGATAGATATGTTTCATTATCAAGATTCTTTCCGTTGTCTATACCATTTATGGTAACTGCGGCAATAAAAGATTCTATAGAAGACTTAGGTGATTTATGGGACGACCCTGCACACAGCATAGAACAAAATAAAATATTAGAATTTTTTACACACATGTCAAGTTCATCATTTGCATTGTGGTCTAATATATTTGCTAGTAATTTAATGACTCAAGATTTCTTTGAAGTTATGGCAATATTTAGTGACACAGAAGCAACTAATGAAGAAGGTGCGGCTAATGTATCTAAAATAGATAGATATTTAAGTAGAAGTGCAAGTAAACTTATACCTGCGGCAACTGGTTGGAGATGGTCTAATAAAGTATTTGGTGATTCAGAAGTAGAGTTAATGAATATGATTGACCATTTAACACAATCTACACCGTATGCTTTATCAAAAACTATAAATGATGAATACCTTGATGGTCAGTTTGAATTATTAAATTATGGTGATGCGTTATCTCCTAGAAGAGATGCGTTAGGTAATACATATCCAAAACCACAAGGTTTGTTATTAGGTAATTGGCAAGATATATTTCCAGTAACAAGTCATTGGAGTGCTAACATTGTAGATAGAAATGGTAAAAATATATTAACTGAAAGAGCAAAATCTATACTACAAAATTCTAACATATTGTGGGAAAGACCTAGATTTAAAGTAGATGTAGGTACAAAATTAGATATTAATTTAAAAGAATATAATGTTACTAAAATGAAATCTACTAAAGTTTTAGCTAATAACATAGAATTAAGAGAAGGTACAACTTTGTATGAAGCTATGCTTCAAGTTAAATCTCAAATATTACTAGGTGGTAGAACACTTAATGAACGTATTATATATGAGTTAGAAAATTCAAATTCAGCATATAATAGAAAAGGATATTTAAGAGACAATAGAATATATGCAGGTAAATACCAAGGTGATAAATATATACTAGAAATTATCAGAGAATATGAAAGAGCATCAAGAGAATATATAATGCAATACGCTTTCTTTGAGGCTGATAATGGTAAAGTTTCTACAGTTAATGGGTACAAAGAGACTTATGGTAAGCAAGAAAGCCAAATATTATCACAATTACAATAAAGTACCCCTTTTAGATAAAATAATTAAAATCAAGGAATTTAATGGCAAATAGTTTTGTAAGATACACTGGTAACGGCAGTACAACAGCCTATTCTATACCGTTTAGTTATAGAAGTACAGCAGACTTGACTACTACAATATCAGGGGTAGCTAACACTAACTTTACTTTAAATGCCGCAGGAACAACACTTACGTTTGATACTGCACCTGCAAATGGTGCGGCTATTGAAATTAGACGTAGAACGTCACAAGGTTCAAGACTTACAGATTATGCTTCAGGTTCAGTGCTTACTGAGTCAGATTTAGATACAGACTCAACACAAGCATTTATGATGGGACAAGAAGCCATTGATGATGCAGGTGATGTAATTAAATTATCTAATACAAATTTTCAATGGGACGCACAGAGTAAAAGAATTACAAATGTGGCAGACCCAACGTCAGCACAAGATGCGGCAACAAAGAATTACTTAGAAAACACGTGGTTATCAGCGTCAGATAAGACTACTCTTAACAATGTTAATAGCAATATAGCGGCGATTAATACTGTTAATAGTAACATGTCAGCTATTACTACAACCAATTCTAACGCTACAAACATTAATACAGTAGCGACTAACATTACTTCAGTAAACACTGTAGCAACAGACATTGCTAAAGTTATAGCTGTAGCTAATGATTTAGCAGAAGCAGTTTCAGAAGTAGAAACTGTAGCAGACGATTTAAACGAAGCAACATCTGAGATAGATACAGTTGCAACAAACATAGCTAATGTCAATACAGTAGGTACTAATATTGCTAACGTAAATACAGTAGCAGGTATATCAGCTAACGTATCAACTGTGGCAGGAATAAGTGCAAATGTAACTACAGTTGCTACAAACAATGCAAATGTTACGTCAGTAGCAGGTAATGCAACAAACATTAATACTGTTGCAGGAGCAAATTCTAATATTACTTCTGTTGCAGGTTCTATAGCTAACGTAAATAGTGTTGCTTCTAATTTATCAGGAGTCAACTCTTTTGCAGAAAGATACAGAATTGCAAGTTCAGCACCCTCATCAAATAATGATGTTGGAGATTTATATTTTGATTCTACGGCAAATGAGCTAAAAGTCTACAAATCTAGCGGTTGGGCGGCGGCAGGGAGCACAGTCAATGGCACTGCAAATAGGTTTGAGTACACTGCAACAGCAGGTCAGACAACATTTACTGGTGCAGACAATAATTCTGCTACAATGGCTTATGATGCAGGATTTATTGATGTCTACCTAAATGGTGTAAAATTAGCAAATGCTGACTTTACTGCAACTACAGGTACAAGTGTAGTATTAGCAAGTGGTGCAAGTGTTAATGATATTCTTATGGTAGTAGCTTATGGTACATTCGAATTAGCTAACATATCAATCAATGATTTAACAAATACACCTGCGGCTTTAGGCACAGCAGGACAGGCGTTGGTTGTCAACGCAGGTGCGACAGCATTAGAATACGCAAATGCTTCTTCAGCAGAAGTATATGGCTTTGAAAAATTCTTTAGTCCATCAACATTAGTAAGAACAGTTACAGTACAATCAGTTGGTGGTGCAAATAAATATTTTATAGATGGTGTTCAACAAGACACTTTAACATTACATGAAGGTAATACTTACATATTTAACTATCCATCAGCACACCCATTTAAGTTTTCAACAACTTCAGATGGTACGCATGGTAGTGGTTCAGAATACACAACAGGTGTAACACACAATAGCTCAACACAAGTAACTATAGTTGTAGCTAGTAGTGCACCAACTTTATATTATTATTGTGCTTCTCACTCAGCAATGGGTGGACAAGCAAATACACCAATTCCTACTGATAATTCAGTAAGAGTAAGGACTACAAATCAAGGTGTAGATAACATATCAGCAAGTCAATACGCCAACTTTGATGATGTGCAATTTGCGGCAAGTGGTTTCACTTGGTCGTTAAACAATGGCGAACTAATAGCTACAATATAACACAGGAGAAAATAAAACATGGCTACAGTAACACTCGGCAATATTAAGCTCAACTGGAAGGGAGCTTATAATGCAGGTACAGCTTATGCAATAGATGACGTTGTTTCGTACAATGGTTCGTCTTACGTTGCAAAAACAGCTACAACAGGAAACCTTCCAACTGTTACAGCTAACTGGGACATAATGTCTCAAGCAGGTACTAATGGTACTAATGGAACAGACTTAACATCAACACTAACAACACAAGGCGATATAGTTTATCGTGATGGTTCTGGTCTTGCACGATTAGGATATGGAACAGCAGGACAAGTTTTAAAAACTGGTGGTTCTGGTGCTAATCCATCTTGGGGAAATGTTACAAGTTCAATACTGCAAATGAAAAGTGTATCTACTGGTGTTCAATTTAGTACAAATACAACTACTTGGACAGGAACAAGTGCTACGGAATACACACCAGTTACTTTAACAATTACACCAACTTCAGCAACAAGTTTATTAAAAGTAGAATATAGTTTTATGGCAACACACGCAGGAGATTATCAAGGTATGTATTGGTGTACTTATAATCATTCTGGTATTTCAGAAACAGCAGTAGAAAATGATGATACTTATGGTTGCACCCATGGTTTCGATAGAGGTAGTGCTGAAAATGTAACTTCACAAATGGCTACTGGTATTGCAGGAGCAATTTATTTAGACCCACAAACTACAAATGCAGTAACTATTAAACATAGATTTGCTACAACTAATAGTAGTCACTCCACTTACATAAATAGAACAGCATATGGTAATGGTGCTAATGACAGTTTTGCAGGAATTTGTACTGTAACTATTAGTGAAATAGCTAGTGGAATAATAACGCACACTAAAGGTGCAAACATTAACGGAGATTAAATATGAAACATGATGCAATTAGATTATTATATCCAAATGTAAAATCTATATTAGAGGATAAAGAAAATATTCTTGCTAAAGATGAAAATGGTAATGAAGTTTCTTTAGATATGTCAGCAGTTGATACAAAAACTACTGAACTTGAAAATCAAGCAGAAGCAGACAAACAAGCTAAAGCAGATTTAAAAGCTAGTGCTAAAGCAAAGTTAATTGCAGGAGAAGCATTAACTGAAGAAGAAGCTAACACAATAGTTTTATAAACTTAAAGGCTAGGTAGAAATATCTAGCCTACAAAATTCACACAACAACAAATTATAGGAAATAAATAAATGACAAAAGCTAGAGACCTCTCTAAATTACTTTCTACATCTAATGGTAAGATAGCAGGAAGCAATCTTGATGTATCATTTGAAAACATAAGCGATACTGGTACGACAGGTACTAAAGTTGCTTCAGGTACTACAGCACAACGAGGGTCTACTACTGGTCAATGGAGATTTAATTCTACACTTGGAGCATTTGAAGGAAGAAATGCTAGTGAGTTTAAAATATTTGATACAGC